CAGGATAAGCCTTGTGACTGTAGATGCCCTCGACCTAATTAATAACCAAGGAGAATAATATGTTGAGATACAACATCCCACAGAAAGAAGTAAAGAAGGTAGTTAAAAAGAAAGTACCTGCTACTAAAAAGTCATCTAAGTAATTGATTTAACTGAATAAATTGTATTATAATGTCACTAAAGTGCCTCTCCCGAGACAACACAGTGACTTAATAACGGAGATATAATGGCTACAATAACGACACGCTCAGGTAAAGGCTCAGCTCTTACTCATAACGAGGTAGATGCTAACTTTACTAATCTTAATACTGACAAGGCTGAGGTAGCAAGTCCTACCTTTACAGGCGCACCTTTATCTACTACACCTAGTGCTAGTGATAATACTACCAAGATAGCTACCACTGCTTATGTTCAGACAGAGCTGGGTGATTATGCTACTACAACTAATCCTACATTAGATGGCACGGTATCAGGTACGGGAGTACTAGATGAAGACGATATGGCTACTGATAGTGCTACCGCTTTAGCTACACAACAATCTATTAAAGCTTATGTTGATGGTATTGTAACTCCAACGTATATAACACGCTATGCTTTGTTTACTGAAGCTGATACTGAGAACACTTGGGTTACTGTAACAATACCAACTGCTCAAGTGCCTGCTACGGCTAGTGCTATTATTCTATCCTTCGCATTAGAATCTAATGAGAACTATGTTCAGATTTCTATGAAGAATACGGATATAGCTGAACGAATTATACATAAAGCATACGGTCCTAATAACAGTGATGATGCGGCTGGTGGTTACAATACAGTAACAATACCTTACGCTTCGAGTATAGATTTAAAATGGTACAGGAATAACGGTAATACTGTATCAGTTGATTGTTTTATTGATGGTTATCTAGGATAAGTATTATGACTTATAAAGAATTAATCAACGAAGTCTTGATAAGACTAAGAGAAGATACTATTGGCGAGGGCTGGGATTCAGCTACTAATCTTCAAGAAGAGACCAGTGTGTCTGACTATCAGAAGATGATTGGTGCTTTAGTTAATGATGCTAAGCGCAACGTAGAGAGTTACCATGACTGGTTGAATCTAAGAACTACAACTGATATTACAACTGTAGCTAGTACTAAAGAATACAACTTAAACTCAGGTCAAGAGATTAAAGTAGTAGCTGTTACAAATCAATCTACAGGTAACAACTTAGTACAAGTGAGCCGTCAGTATATGAACTCATTAAAGTACCCTACAGAGGCTACTGGTGAGCCTCAGTACTATGCTTTCAACGGTACGGATGCCTCTAACAATCTAAAGATTGAAGTATCACCTGTACCTACTGAAGCTCAAACGATTACATTCGATATTGTCACACCCCAAGCTACTTTTACATTACCTAATACGGTACTCAGTGTACCTGAGCAACCTGTTGTACTAGGTACGTGGATGAGAGCTATTGCTGAGAGAGGTGAAGATGGTGGTTCACAAACAAGTGTAGTTGCTCAAGAGTTTAAAGAAGCTATCAACCAAGCTATTATTAGAGACAGTGGTAACACTCAATATGAAACGGATTGGATTGTTAACTAATGGCTAATAACCTTACATACCTACCTTTAGATAATATTGGACTTAACGGGCTTAATACTCAATCTAACCCTACGTCATTAGCATCTAGTTGGTTAGTTAAAGCAGACAATATTGCTTTTAAAGAGTCTGGTAGGATTACATTCAGGAATGGCTTTGTCCAACAAGTGATGCCCTCTTCAGCTTTTATTGGTTCTTTAATAGAGCATAAGGTTAACGGTGCTTATAAGATATTCGCTGGTGTAGGTGAAGACATCTATACAGTAGATTTTACTGACCCTGCTGATGCTTTCCCTACAGCTACTAAGTTTGATGGAGGTACAGCTTCTGATTGGCAGTTTGTTAACTTTAATAAACAATGCTTTGGTTTCCAAGACTCACACGAAGTTGTTAACTATGATGATACAGAGACTAATAAGTGGGATTTCTTAAAGAACAGAACAGGTAAGAGCCTACCTTCTGGTATTACTACTTTCAACCCTAGCTGTGGTACAGGATACTATGGTAGATTATGGGTAGGTGGTATTACAGAAGAGAAAGATGTGGTTCATTACTCTGATACATTGATACCTACTACTTGGTATAACACTGATACAAAGACAACTATAGCTGTTGCCACATCTTACATTATTGACTCAGTTAAAGATAAGACTACAGACATAACGATAGATGTAGGCTATAAGATTAAATCATTTAAAGAGTTAGATACAGTTACTATTGGTATTACTTATAAGATTGTAGCTATGTGTCCTGAAGCAACAGTCTCTGATTTTAGAGCTGCCACAGGCAATAGTGTATTAATAAAAGTAGGTGATGTGTATGAGGCAGATTCTACAGGAGCTTTAGCAGCAGGTTGTATTGTTAGAAGAGCTGACTGGGATAATCTAGGTGCTACTCTAGATGTAGAAGAAGGTGACTTATTTACAGCTACAGTAACTAATGCTGACATCTCAGGTTATGGTGAAGTTATTCCTGATTGGCAAGTAATAGGCGGACCTGAGATTGCTAATGTTAATGATGCCTTTATTTCTAAAGACATCTTAGCTTTACTTGATATTACTGCTTACGGCTCTGTAGTTGCTAACTACGGACTAGCTGGTTATATTGATTTAAAAAGTGTGTGGGGTACAGATGAGATTGTAGCTATCGCACCCTTCTATGGTAAGTTAGTTATATTCGGTAAGCATAACATTGCTATTTACAACACACCTGAAGACCCTGACAACTTAGAACTAAATGAGGTTATTAGAGGGATTGGCTGTGTATCTAGGGATTCAGTACAGCAGGTAGCTGATGATTTGTTCTTCTTATCATCTACAGGACTGAGGTCTTTAGCGCGTACAACTGAACTAGATAAAGTACCACTGACTGATATGTCTGTTACTATTAGAGATAATATCATTCGTGATACTAAGTCCTCTTCTAACATTAAAGGTGCTTATGTTGATGAGGAAGGTTTATACATTCTATCCTTCTCTGATATTGATGTTGTTTATGTCTTTGATATGAAGCAACTGACTCCAGCTAAGACCCCTCGTGTAACTACTTGGAACTTTAAGAAGAGTTCCTTTAATATCACTTCGTTGATTGATACAGAATCTCAAGGGTTCTTAGCAGGGCAAGAAGGTGGTAGTATTGCTAAGTATGAGAACTTCTCTGATAAAGAGTTGACCGCAGCTAGTCCTACATTAACGTACTCTGACCAAATAGGATATACAGGTATGTTCCAAACTACCTGGATTGATTTAGGTGAGGGTGTTACAGCGGCTCTATTGAAGAAGCTCAAGGCAGTTGTGGGCGGAGGTGCTAATACAGTTATGTCTGTCAAGTGGGATAGAGACTTCGGCACTGCTTCTACTAATGCTCTATCAACAATACTAGCTCCTCCAGGTACAGACTTCTTATACAAAACAGCTAAGTACAGTTGTAATAATGACAATACAGATAACCCTGGTGCCTTAGGTTATGACTACACAGCTGGTGACATGTGCGTTTATGAAGATGATGGTCTAGCTTATGATGAGTATGTTGTTACTGATTATGTAGATTCTACAGGTGAGGTAGCTACTAGAAATGAAGGCTCTGGTTATTACTTCTGCCATCCCTTATCAGCAGCTCCTGCTAATTGTGAGTCTCTTGCTTCTGAGTACGCTGGAGTTAAGGGATTAAAAGAGTACAATATTCCACTATCAAGGTCAGCTAAATATGTACAGTTTACATTTACAGCTGAAACTAAGGGCGCTTCAACAGTCCTTCAGGATTTAACACTATTATTTAAGAGAGGTAAGATACGATGAGTTATACAATTCAAAACGATTGGTTAAGAAAGGATGTTCTTGATTCAACTGCCGCAGGTAAGGTAATTTCAGGCGCTCATTTCTATAATGACTTTGTAGCTATTCAGAATGAGTTCAGTAACAAGGCTGAGAAAGCAGGTAGCTCTACTCAAACCTTTCAAGCTTTAACTCCTGATGTAGGTGACAATACTAATAAGGTGGCAACTACTGCTTTTGTTACTACTACTGCTGCCACGAAACAAGATACCTTAACTAATATTACCGATGCAACGACAGCTAATGGTTATGGAACTAGGACTGTTTCAACTTCAGCACCTAGTGGTGGTGTAGATGGGGATGTTTGGTACAGATACTAAAATGACTATCTATGTAAAAGACAGTGGTACTTGGCAAAGAATAAAGTCAGTACATAATAACGTAAGTGGCACTTGGGAAAGAGCCGACCAAGGCGTGAGTGCTAATGACTCAGGCACTTGGAGAACCGTTTATGCTGAAGGTTCACAAGAATACCCATCTGCTGAAACTACTTCATTTACTGTACCTGAAGGTGTTCACTATATGACATTATCAGCGTCAGGGGCTGGCGGTGGGGCGGGTGGTGCTTATTACTCTACAGCGGGACAAGGCGGCTCAGGTGGTGGTTATATAGACTCAGTAGAAGTTGAATGTACGCCAGGTACTTCTATAAGTATTACTGTAGGTAATGGCGGCACAGGTGGTAAGTTCGGTGAAACTTCAGGCACTTTTGGAAATAACTCTACCTCTGGCACAGCTACAACTATCAGTGGGTTTACAGTTACAGGTAATGTAACATCTTCTACTATCACTTTAAACGGGGGTGGGGCGGGAAGAGGTGGTAATGATGCAGCTACAGCTGGTATAGGCGGCACCTCAAGCGGAGTTACTGGCGGAACAACAGGTCAAACAGGGCAGCAAAGCGGAACAACAGGTCGTGGCGGTTATTCACTAGGCGGTACTATTGAGTCAGGGTATGGTACTAAACAAGCGTACAATCCGAGTAGAGCTTGTTGGGGTGTTAATGGTGATACAGCTACTTATGCGATGGATAAAGGAACAGGTGGCTGTGGTGTTCCTGATGGTAGTAGTTGTGGTGAAGGCGCTTTCGGCGGCGGTGGCGATGGCGCAGACGGTTATGTATTAATGGAGTGGGGCAATGAGTAGTTTTGAAGATATTAAGATTCTATATAAAGTAGAAGGTGAAGAAGCTATGTCTTACCCCATACTCCCTGAAGACTTTGAAGGTCTTACTGGTACATTTAGAGAGCAAGCTAATATCGTGGCAGAGCGTGAGCTACCTGAAGGTGCTACGTTTCAGATATTTATTAAAGAAGAAGACAGGGTGAACTAATTATGGCTAACGACTACTACAACTTACCATGGATGCAACAGCAAGGTGGTATGGATAATATCCCTGAGTGGATGTATCCTTACTTACAACAGACTAGTTGGTATCAGCAACCTTACCAACAACCTGTACAACAAGCACAGCCTCAAGGTATGTTTACTGATGGTGGCTCAGACTATGTAGAACCTCCTGTCACGCCTATGACTCAAGAACAGATGGACTGGTGGTCTGGTGGCGCGGGTGATTGGGAAGGTTTAGACTCAAACACTATGGTAGGTTCACAGTTGGGTAGTTTATTAATGGGAGGTAATCCTATTGGTATGTTATTAGGTGGTTACTTAGGTAGTCAATACGGAA